ATATGCACTACTACAATCTTGCGCGGCGCCAGTACTTGCAAAGATAAAGTTCTTAGTCTTTACTTTGTTGACAATGTTCATTGTACCATTTAAGTTAGTGATGTAATACTTAATAGGCATCACTTCACTCTCTCCTACACGAACTAAAGCAGCTAAGTGAATAACTGCATCATACTCAGATTCAGGGTCAAACAAACGATTGATATCTTGTTTGTAGAATCTATCAACTGAGGTTTGAGGCATGTTCAAGTCTAGACCATGCACTTCGTATTGTCCTTCTAGCATCTTACATAGATGACTACCGATGTATCCTGAACTACCAGTGATTAAAACTTTCTTTACCATGTGAATAAACTTTCTTCTTGTTCTTGTGGTTCAAAGTTAGGATCTTTTGTCAGATAAGTATCTTCATCAGTGTAGATAACTCTAAACTTATGTTTGTTTGTTAATACACTGCGAATATCATCAATACAAATAATCTTACGACCCAAGCCTTTGATATAATCTTGTAGTGTTATTGTTGTTTCACTACATATTTTTGCTGTATTGGTATTAGACTGCTTAGTGTTGAACTCATGGAAACAATCATTCCACTTGCCAAACACACGCTTCTCCATGAAGTTAGCATGTTCTAATGAACCTAAGTTATACCAAGTTTCTGCTTTCTCAAAACTATCGTATAATTCTTTTGCTCTTTGAGCCATGTTCTTCTTGTTACAATAGTAAAAGAATTCATCATTAAAGTTCTTGGTCCAACGCTGATTTTCTAATACAAGTGTAGGTAGTTGGATGTGTTGTTCATAGAACGCCATGCCGTAACTTTCTACAACACTGGGATTAAATGCGATTCTACTAGACTTGATAAAGTCTACTTTCTCTTGTCCTACGATACTAGCACGAACATCATACTTGACGCCTAATTTAGACAACCGATCCTCAAACTTCTTAATGCCGTTGGGGCTAGTCATGACCTTAGCGGGTAGACCAGTTTGTTCAATCAAGTCAATAAATAGTTCAGGGTTCTTGCCTTCTTCCCAACGACCAACAAACAGTATACCTTCACGATCACCCGTGTATTCAGTTAGTAAGTCTCGTTCAGTGACAGGAATAGGAAGATGCCATACGTTAGTAAAACCCATTGATGTTTCGTTGAACTTGCTTTGTGTACCAATCCATAAGCCGTTGCATTCAAGTTGCTTACGCATCATATCGTTGGTGCTTGCTAAGAAAGGATTCTTTGTGTCCTTAAATATCTGACTTTCTAAGTGAGTGTATCCAATAACTTGAATCACATCTTCTAAGCCCATTGTCAATGCAACTTGGATAGTTTCGTATGTGTTGCATACAAACGCATCATATAAGTTATGCTCTAATGCTTCAATGATACTGTTACGAAAGTTAGCCATACGCTCATAGCAGAATGTATCTCCATACATAAAGATATTGCTATGGTCTGTATAACGCAGTGATTCTAATGGGGCGATAACATTCGCCTTCAGTGATTTAACGAACTCATTGTCTTGTGGCTCCTTGTCAGTAATGATATCAACTTTGATATTATATTCATCCATCAACTCACAAAAACTCTTTGTGAATTGACCAATACCACCGTGAGGTATCAGTGTCTGATAACTCACTAGAAAGCCAATTCGTTTATCGTATGTTCTCATTTTGTTAATTGCCAAATTAAAAATTTGTCTCTGTCTACCCAGTAATCTTCATACACTGGTGTGTCCGGACCTGTAATCATCCTCACACCATGATATGCTCTTTTGCCCCATAATTGTTTACCCGTTAAGAAGCAAGTTTGAGGGCGCCAGCAAAGTTTATATTTCCAATTCTGAACTCTAGAAAGTCCCCAATCTTCTTCTCTGGGAGCACCCATTGCATCACTGTCAACGTATAACATTTACCAACTCTCTACGTCAGTGATATCCATCTTTACAGATTGTTTAGGATCAAATTCAATTGTGACGTTAGGACCTATACCGCTGACAGATTCTTCTGTCCAGACAATACGATCCACACTGTCATACATTTCAAAAACTTCCTTCAACTTTTCGTATTGATTTCTGGTTATTACGATTCGTGCCATTTTTACATCCTTTGTGTATTACTCTAGTTTCATCATTGGGGTCTATGACTAAACCGTCATGTATGTTCATCTTGTGTTTACATACTCTGCATTGATATGGGTAGAACAACCATCTACCCAACGCTCTAGATAGTTTGTTCATGTACCCCACTCGTTTTTGAACAACGGCACTTGAAGTCTATCACTATATCTCCAACCACGATTCATAGCTTCAACTGCTACATTACGTGCGTTTAGATTATAAACACTTTCAACGCCGCCGCAAGGCATTAAGTATACAGGACCAGTGAAGCCACGCTTGCGATATTCGTTTACTGCTTCTTCTGCTTCTTTAACATCTTCTTTAGTTGCAACGACAAATTTAAGATATACAAATCCATATAGTTTATATTGACCGACAACTTCGGGGCAGATTGCATCTTCCCACTTCTCACCACTGATACTAAGTTTAGGACTGACGCTAAATGTAATCGCATCTTTTGCTCTCATTTTTTGCCAGTCAATCAAGTACTTACCAAACTCATCACTGATACGTTGTGTACCGTTAGTTTCAAAGGTAAGTTCCTTCAAACTTTTCATTTTGTCATGCGAAAGTAGGTCAGGATACGCTCTTTGCCATCCAAGCAGAGGTTCCCCGCCCGTGATAACCAAGTGCTCATCCATCCAACGACCTCTAGGAAGTGTATCAACAATGCTACTAGCAATAACATCGGTATCAAGCACAGGACTAAGATGTTTGAAACGAGGGTCCCAAGATGCATAACTATCACATCCCGTACTGACAAGCGGTAAGGATTTATAATCTTTAATATTCTCTGCATCAATATTATCTCTCTCTATACTTAACTGACCTTTGGGCATACCAAAGCCACCACATGTAAAGTTACAACCAAATGTGCGTAAGAACACACTTGGTACGCCGAGGTATTTTCCCTCTCCCTGTATTGAATAAAATAATTCAGAAACCTTTATTTGTGACATTGATATGCTCTTTCAAATTGTTCATTGATATGTAAAGTTTTTCGCAACTGAAACCTTCTTTCTTCCTTTTACTTCCTACTAGACACCAACCCCTTATAGTTGTCTCATGCACATCGTAATGGTTGGCTGCATGACTCATTGATGGAAACATTCCATCAGGAGTAGTGACTAGCATTTTCCAATTGGGCCTGTCATTGTGGTCAATATGTTCCACTGTATCCTCAATTACAGGTACATTGTATTCTCTCTTTAAGTATTCTACAGCATTTAGTAAATTTTGTAAATCATCCTGGAACTTCCCCAGAGCCATATTGCAGTTGGTACACAATAAACCTCGGACTTTTTTAGTAGTATGACAATGATCCACTGCTAAATCTCTATTGCATATATCTGGCTTTTTGCATATAGCACAAACATATTTTTGTTCTTTAAGCATAGAATCATATTGATCCGCATTAATTCCAAAATCTTTCATTAGATTGGATCGTTTTCTGCGCTTGTCAGTGCGTTCTTTGGTGTTGAGTGATTTCCCTTGTTCTAACATATAAGTCTCCTTACATGTATTTATACAAGGTGTCGGTAAAACAACAAATAACCGACACCCTTTACCAATGTCTAATAACGCCTGCTACAATAAAGCAGTTTGTTGTTATATATGATAACACTATTAGAGAACGAATAATAGCAATACGGTCAGCTTCCTGATCCGTATCACCTGCTTTTTCTCCTAGTGCTTTTGCCCAGATACGCCAAATGTTACGCAAAGAGGTCTTCTCCCCATTCACGATGCCCTTCACGGAATGCCATGTTAGATTGTGTTTCACGAACTTCTACACGATAGCACCATAGACGTTGTGCTTCACCGGGTCCCCACATTTCTGGAATGTAAACACCATTGACATATTTGTAAAGCATATCAGCTAGACTTTCACATCCCAAGCGAGGCAAGATAGTTAGTTTAGCCATTTTCTTTTCTTGTAACAACTTGAATGTTTCAAGTTCAGGATCGTCTTGTGCGACCAGTAATGTGTGGTCAAACTGATCCTCAAGAATCTTTTTCAGTTCTTTAAGACCACCATAGTCAGCCGCCCAGTTACGAACATCTAAATCGTTTGTACCGAAATAGAACTTCATACTGAAACTATAACCGTGAATAGTATTACAATGACTGTCAGCACGCCATTGACGATAAGCGCATGGGAATGCGTCATGGTATTCTTTTGTACTTGTATATTTGTATGTAATTGGATTATGCATATTTTCTCCTATGTTAATTTTAGCATAGGCAGCAGAATTTGTAAAGCGGGTTGATGCTAAGACCGCTATATCTATTTACCATTTTTACTTGTATATTGCCAATAACATTTGATACTTGTCATAGGCTTCTTTCAATGCAGGGTGCATTTTACGTAAGTATCTTGCATCACTTTCGTCTTGCCACGAACGGGTATATTCTGTATCCATTCTAACTAATTCTTCAAACCCACTACGTGTGAGTTCCATTTCAATAAGTTCTTCACGGTCGGCATAGTAACTAGCAGTTTGATTGTAACCATAATTGATAGTATCATACATACGGTCACGAACTACTTGAACATTTTTGACTCTAAACCTACTCATGAAATCATCGTAATTACTCATTGGTGTCCCCTTTTGTTGGACTCACTATCATAGACACGTTTACGTAAGCTACTGGAACTAAAGGAGTGATCTCTACCGTTAAAGACAATACTGATGGATCGGAGCTCGCACTCACTTTTACCTGTGAATTCCTTATCGGCATATTCAACACCAAGGATTCTGACATCCACCGGTAGTATGAGTAAGAGGTCAACGAGGTCCTGCTCTGTACTATACACAACCACTTCATCAACGTAACGACACGCCGCCAACTGAATTTGACGTTCCACAATACTTTGAACAGGCTTGTTTTTAGTGTCAGGACGATCAATTGTAGGATCGCTTTGAAGCCCACAAATGAGATAGTCGCAGTGGTTTCTTGCTTCACTGAGCATTGCAATATGTCCTGCGTGGAGCATGTCGAATGTTGAGAACGTGATACCAATTCTTTTGCCTTCTTGTTTAAGTTTTTTAACATGATTAAAGATCATCCGGTAAATATTCCTCTACTACTATTTCGTCATTAAAGTAATGAACATCATACATCTTGCCTGCATGTACATATTCATCAGTGAATGACCGTTGATTATTCGTTGAACGAATAGGTTCTACAAGCCTCAACACTGTAAGCATGTGTTCACGCTCGGCACCTTCTAATACTCGTTTGGGAGGTCCCATTATCTTTCTAATGAAAGCACGGGCCTCTTCAGGAGTCATGTTAAGACTGTTTATCTTTGCAGTCACAGTTGCGCCCTTGATTACAGTCGCCCGTGCAATCGCTCTTGGGCAATCTACGAACGATTGACACTGCAACTGCAACTACGATTAGAATGATTAGTAGGTTCATAGTTCAACCCCAAACCGATCCGCAATTGTTTTCTCTAAGTCAGACAGGGCTTTATTGTATTCTTTATTGATAGAAGTGCTATTTTCTAAACAGATAAACACTTGGTTTAGGATCAATTCGGCGAACCTTTCCAAGCCATCATAGGTGTAAACCATACAGCCGTTATCTCCACCGACATGTTGATTGAGGTCAACAAAACCTTTAGCCTGTTCGGCAAGTTCTTTAATTCGTTCGTTCATCTTCTAATCCTCTAGTTTTTACAACATTTGATAAATATATTTATGGGACATAACATTAGACAACAATTTTCGCACTATTTCATCTACAAGACAACCTGTTTGGTAAACAACAAAATCTACATAGGCTGTCATGCTACTAACAACCTTGAAGATGGGTATCTTGGCTCGGGTAAACTACTTTTTGCCGCTATTAAAAAATACGGTAAAGAGAACTTTACTAGAGAAATACTTGAAACCTTTTCAAACCCAGAAGATATGTTTGACAGAGAAAGAGTATTAGTAAATGAAGATTTAATTTCATCTGGACTGTCATACAATTTAGTAGTCGGGGGTTCAGGTGGATTTAAGGTACAAGATTTAGATGATTGGAAATCTAAGTTGAAGGCTTCTCGCGGAGATAGAGCACCTTTTAAGGGAGGTTCACACTCTGACGAATCACGACAGAAAATCTCTGAATCACTTAAGGGCAAACCTGCATGGAACAAAGGGTTACCTGGTACTTGGGTCGGTAAGACCCACAGTGAAGAAAGTAAACGAAAGATTTCCATAAGTAAAAAAGGTCAATCAGCTGGCGAAAAGAATCCAATGTTCGGTAAGAGTGCTGTTGCAGGAAGAAAGTGGTATAATGACGGTAACAAAACTTACTATCTATTTCCAGATGATCCTGCAACAGTATCGCTTAATTTAGGTCGTTTAAAGAAACCATCCGCATAAACTCTGCTCTTGCGGCTGGATCAGTTTTGAATCCTCCGCCCAAGCGACTAGTTACAGTAGAACTACCTGCATCTTCTACGCCCCTGCTACGAACACAGTAGTGTCTAGCATTGATTACAACAGCAACATCTTCTGTATCAAGGATATACTGTAATGTGTGGAAAATTTGTTCAGTGAGGCGTTCTTGGATTTGAGGTCGCTTAGAGAAGTATTCCACAATGCGATTGATTTTGCTGAGTCCGAGAACTCTTTGTTTAGGAACATAAGCAACAGTAGCCAAGCCGTCAATAACGACAAAATGATGTTCGCAATTGCTTTGTACCGACACGTTACGCTCAACGACCATTTCGTTGTAGTGCATTTTATTATCAACGGTAGTACATTTTGGGAACGCTTCATAATCTAAACCCCAGAAAATTTCATTGACGTACATCTTGGCAACACGCTTAGGTGTTTCCATTAAACTATCATCATCTAAGTCTAAACCCAAGACTTGCATGATATGACTGAAACTTTTTTCAATCTCTGCAATCTTATCTTTGCGATCCAATGATGTTTGAAATGTAGGGGTTTCAACGCCCATCTTAACTAGATGTTCGTGAACTTTTTGACCCAATTCGGGGTCGGTTTTTGTTTTGTTATAAGACATATTAGAATCCTTCCTTACGCGGATATGAGTTTTGAATTGTTGTCACCGTTGTGTGACATACTTATTTATGCTTTCTTTTTAGCAACTGTCTTTTTTGATTTGACTGCTTTTTGCAATTTGGCAACTACTTTTGTAGTTACTGTTTCAATCATGTCCGGTACTTCTACGATGTAAACTTTACCGGGCTTAACGCTAGCGATTGCTTCACGCACTTCTTTTAGTAGTTGTTCATCGTCCCATTCTAGTTTAGTAGATCCATCTTCGTATGTGTATACAGTAAGATGGGTCCCTTTAACAACAGAGGGACCCGCAACTGATTTCTTCTTGCGGGTTGCCATAATTAAGCCTTAGCCTTTGCTTTTTCTTCTGCTCGGGCAGCTTTTTCTGCTGTAATTTCATTACGGCGAACTTTAACTGCTTTTGCTAGTTCTGCAAGTGCTTTGCGGGCACGTGTACCTGCGGCTGCATTACCTTTGTTGAACTTGTCGTTTTCGGCTTCGTATGCTGCCAATTGTGTTTTGATATCGTCATGTGCGCTCATATTTTTCTCCTTAGTATTTTGCTTCACGTGTGTGCTTGCGATAGTCGGTTGACATACGCAAATATTGTTCACCCTTACCTTCAAGGATGTCACAAATTCTATCTATAGTACCATCATTGTACTGTGCAATCTGTCCCATCTTATAATGCGGATCTCTCAATAGAGGATGTAGTTTGTTAATCGCATCATCCAATGACCACGGGATATACATTCGGTCATGATCGTTTGCGAAAGTTTCAGGGAAACTACGATACGCTGGATATAACACATTACATCCAAGAGCATCCGCTTCACTTACTGTATTTGAAACCCAATCTTGTAAAGCACAGTTAAAAACAACACGGCTGTTATTAACAATGTTGTAATAATCGTTCTTATTCAAGTCTTGGTATAACGTCAGCATTTTTCGTTCTACTAAATCCCGTGTTCTTTCCATATAACTATCGTTGTTAGATTTCAACTTGCTACCTGAACAGACACAGAATTCAACGTTGTTCCCATAACGCTCATGCCATTCTTCAATCAAATCCATATAGAAGTCAGGTTGCTTCTCTTGATCCCAACGTGCTGAAAATACTACACGCATAGCACGTTCATCAAATGGTTTAATCTGATGATTAACTCTATCACGAACTTCATTCATGCCAAATGCAAGACCACTGATATTGTAGATTGGTGCGTCCCAACCTGCAATCTTCATGTTCATGACCATTTCTTCATTAGTCGCAAGGATCGCACCCCCACTGTCACGTACTGCCTCACACACCATTTTCTCGTAGAGGCCCATCCACCGAGACATTCCCCAGACATGGACAAAATCGTCAGGATCGACAGACTGCGCGAGGCACCTAACAAAAATCTTTGGGCGATGTGCTTTATCAACTTGATTAAGAATATAAGGCAAACTCTCAAAGCCCGGCTGGAACATGTCTTCAAAATAGATAACATCTTCATTGTTTATTTTACCTTGCTTCATCCACATTACAAGATTCATCATCTGGCTCATAGCAAAGTAGCTACGACCATGTGCATCAAGTACTTGACCTGTTACAATAGATTCCTCATTGTCTAATGTTTCCCCGGGAACTACAACATACTGCATTTTACGTTTTTCAAATACTCTGACATTCCATTGCTGGAGTTGCAGGGTGTAACGTGCTTTGTAGGGTTCAAGACCCATGTAAATCAGTCTACGCATTGTTCTTTCTCTCTATATCTTCTTCTACACACTCTTCACCATATTGAATTTCTACAATACGGCACGGTTCCTTATATGGATTACTCAGTTGATGCCAATCACCTGCTGGAATTTGCACTTGACTATGTGTTGCTAGTTCCATGATGGGCAATGCATATCCACTGGGCATTCTCATATCTAACATGCACTTACCTTCAGTGACATGCCAAAACTCATGTCTCTTAAAGTGTCGTTGCATACTTAGACTTTTACCTGACTCAACAGTTAATTCTTTTACTTTGCAGCCGGGTACATCGTGTAGTATACGATAATATCCCCAATCACGCAAAGTTTTTGGTTGTTTCCATTCACGCAGTATCCAACTACTTGAATTCATTTTGTTTTCGCCACCAACGCCGAACACAAACTCTACATCTTCAAATACCATTTCAGGTATATTGTCTTTTGTTCTATCTCCGCCATTAGCAAAGATGATATCATCGTTCGGAAAGCGGTCTTTTACTTTTTGTATTGCATTTATTGCGCTGTTATCAGAGTCATCAAAATGAATGACCCAATCTACCATATTCAAATTGCGTACAACTGATAGTCTTTCTGAGAAAGGCATAAAAGGTTGACCCTTTTTACGGGTCAACCAATCGTCACTGTTCAACCCGATTATTAGCATATCACCGAGTTGTCGTGCAGCCTTGAAATATTCAATATGACCGCTGTGTAGTGGATCAAATCCACCAGTGACTAACACTATTTTCATCGGATAATTGCTTCCTGCCACATGTCTTTTGCAGGCTTACCTGCTTGATTCTTTTGGAACTGACGATACGCAAAACTACGCATGTCGTACATTGTGGATTCATCAAACTTATACCCAAAGTCTTGACAGAATTCTAGATATTTTTCTAGGTCTTCAAAAATCTGACGGACACGGGCGTTAGGTTGAAAAGTTGGTTTTGCCATTTTATTAATTCCTTAAATAGCGAGTTGTTGATAAGGTTTGGTTGTATTGTAATAAATCGTAGCACCGTTCTCATTATCTTCTGAGACTGTGATTTCAATATTACGATCGGGATAGCGAGTAGCGATAACTTCATAGAGGTCATCACTAATCATTTCACACGACTTGTAGTTCAATTCAAGTGTTCCGCCTTTGTAGAGGTTCTCTAGCCAGCGTTTAAATTGAATGAATTCAATATCCCTGTCATTGTGAAATACTTCAATCGCCACGTTAAAGTGAAAAATGTGACGATGTGGAGTTCCTAAAAAGCTAACATCATATTCATCACCTGTTTTAAGGTTAAAGTCTGATGCCGCTGCCGGGTACTTATGAATACCCTCTTTTTGAAAAGTAACAAAAATCATACGCTTGGCGTGATGCTTGATACTATTGCGTTTTTCTAACATTGCTTGTTCTCGTTGTTCATTCATCGGTCGTCATCCAAATCTACAGTTTCGTTATCGTAATCCCATTGCGCTCTACGCAGGGTTCTTAGTTCATTCAGATACTTTGCTTTTGCTTCTTGCAAAGATTTTATTTTATCATAATCTTTGCTACCTGCCTTCTCTAATTGGAACAATTGATTCTCAACTAGTCGGTGTGATTCTTCTAATGTAGTAATACGATTTCTATAAGGCATTTTATTCTCCTAATACTTCGTTCATTGCATCATCACTATCTTCAATTACTTCGTCAACTTCTGGTTCGTTGTTTACTTCAAATAATTGTTCAAACATAGTCATAGCATTTTCAGTTTTCTTACCGCTAATACCTTGACTACCAGATTGAAACTGCTTCCAATAGCTATTGTGATAGTTAATCACATCCAACGCTTCTTGTTTAGTTTTCTTACTAAAGATTTCATCAACTACATTCTTAAAGAACGTATTCCCTTCAAGATTGTGAATCAACATCTTAGGAACAACACCTTGTTCATATTGACGATTAGCCTCTTGTACAGCATTCATATGCATCCATACATTATGACTTTGAATCAACGTGTAACTCAATGTATCCCAACTTGTTTTTGTTTCTTTACCATGTGCGCCTAAGAAGCCTTGACCTCTATAGCATACGTCCTTAACTAGTAGTTTATCAGTAACTGGACTATCTGTAAACATCTTATGGACTCCGTCAGCTAAGATAGCGTCCCTAAACTTTCGCTGGTCACCACCACTTGCACCTGTTTGTGCGACACCGTATTTCTTGTCGTCCATAGTCTTTTCCATACTGTATGCCCACTTTTTACCGGGTTCAATACTAGTATTGAAATAACCCAAACCTTTAGCTGCACTGTAGAAAGGACTGGCACAGTCAAAAGTAATTTGCAACTTTGGATTGTGATACTTGCGGATAGCCTTTTGAATTTCAGTAAACAACACTGCATATTCTAAGATACTAGTACCCAGACAGTGAATAAGATCATGCTTTCCTTCTTGCAGTAGACCATCATGGATGATATCTACCATTCTAGTTAGCATCAAGTGAGGATCAATCTTATTCTGACCACCGAACGCCCATCCGTTAAAGTGATTATCGGGATAGATATTTGGGTCACAATACTTTTTCATTTCGCTATACCATTCGTCACTCTGAGTATGGTTGCGACCTTGAAGTACGTTTAGGAACTTGCACTTACCCGAACGATTGTTAATAAAATATTCGTTGTTGATATGGGTAGCACTGATAGCTTCTTCGATGGTACTGATACCATGAGCACTTTTACCTGTCTTAGGATCCTTGATATGGAAGGTTGTTAAGGACTGTGAGGGAATATCCAAACACATACCATAGTCCATGTATGTGTCCATCCACGTGAGAACTTCTTTGCGTTTCTTCATTGCACGTGGGCAGTTAGGATCTTTCCAATCAGCAGGCCATTGACATTTAAGAATCTGAAAGCCACCGCTATCACCCAACATGAATGTACCTTCTTCACGTTCGCGGATAATAGATTCGCTAGAATCGTCTTTGGTTGGATCTAAGTTGGCATGACCAGCACTATACAAACCCCACTTATAATAGTAGAGTCCTTCTTTGCTGTTTAAGAAGTTTAATTTTTCAACATCACCGTTAAATCCAGCGGGGATACGTGACTGGTCAAAATAGTTTTCACCTTTACGTTGTTTACCTAGACCGCTAATATAAAAGCTAGACACTGCTGGTAAGAACAGTGCCCATTCAGGATCTTGTTTTGCTGATAGATTATCTTGTTGCAATTTTTTCTTCTTCTTTAATCAGTATCTTGACCATAGCAATTTTACGCTGATAATCAAGCACAGTGTTATTCATTTGGTCAACTAAGTCTTTGATAGTAGGGTTAGATTCAGCCAATCGTTGAAGTTCATATTCTTCTTGCATCTTGTTTTCTGCCCACTTGAGAATACTGATAG